TCGAAGCCCGTCACGACGGTCGGTGAGATCGAGTCCGGCAACGCCGGGATCACGCCCTTCTTCTCCGCGAGGTAGAGATACCGGCGGACGATAGGCTGCTGAAGCTCGGCTGACAGGATCGAGTACGTCCCCCCCAGCGTGGTCTCAAGTTGTTCGGCGACCATCCGAATTTCTTCGGCGGTCACGCGCTCAGCGTTTCGGACAGCGGTCGAAGTTAGAAGGAAGGCGTCGCCCACACGGCGTTCGACCCGTTCGGCGAACGTGTTGAGGACGGTGAAGTCCTGATACTTATCGAGTTGCAGAGTGGAAACGTCTTCGCGTTTGCCGTGGATGAAGTCACCGCTCTCGGCTTCGGCCAGTTCGTCAATGTCGGTCTGGCTGTTCGGATCGACCATGTGGATGATCCGCGACGCGATAGCCGCGAACTTGATCATCGAACTCGTAGCGTCTTCGAGCGACATCAGGTCGCCGACGACTTCGGTCACATGGGCGCGGCCATAGTCTGAGCCGGGGATGACGAGCCAGCGCAGCGGAAGCCAGCCGGTAGATGCGGCAGGGGATTCGCCACGCGAACCGGGGACTTCGACATCCTTGATCTCCTGCCAGTGGACGACCTTTTCGTCTCGGCGTTCCACCACGGTGTAGACATCAAGAGGCTGTTCTTGGCCGGTCTTGATCTCGATCCCGAGGGCAGATCGCACATCCTCGGGGAGAGCCGAGGGCATGACCTTTTCGAGCACGATGATCGTGTTGAAGAGGCCGGTGTGATCGTGGCGAACAACGTACTGGTCGAGACGGAAGGTGCGCGGCGGACGGTCACCATCGGGCAGGTACAACAGCACGTTGCCCGCGATCAGGAGGTGACGCAGAGCTTCGACCGCGTGAGGCCGGAGCATGGAATCTTCCATCAGCCGATGAACGGATTGGGTGATCGACGCGAGCTTCGCGTTCACGTCGCCCATCTCTTCCCCAAGCTGCTGGGCCACGCTCTCGGTGACGGTCAGTCGGAAGAACGGAAGGTTCGGCGGGAAAAGCGCGAGAAGGGTACGGGCCGCCAGACTGGCGACGCCGCGTGCGCCGACCGATTGGTACGGCTGTTCGAACGGGGTGCTTTCGTTCTGATTGTCGTGCTGCGGGATGACGTTCGGGATCGTCAGACGCGAAGCGTCCCGCGCCTGATCCAGATAGGCGGATCGGGCAGAGGTCAGCGCGGCATAGCGCGCTGCGGCGTTCGCCATCAGCGTTGGATGCCGAGCCCTGTCAGGATGCGCTCAGCGGCGGCAGACATCACGCTTCCGCCCTGCTGCGAAGCTGCGGGCGCGGTGAGGCTTGCCGGGGTGGGGTTAGTTTTCGGCGCCTGCACGCCTGCGCGGTCGATGCGCAGCGAGCGGAGACCGGTGGAGCGAGAGCGGATCAAGGCGTCAACGCCGTCGAGATACGGGTTGCGAAGGACCGGTGGGTCCTTCGGAGCCGGGGCCGCCGCCACCTTGGGCTTTTTGATGATGCACATCGGAAGGCCCTCCTTATTCGGGGTGGGATTTGTTGAAGGCGTCTCGAACGATGTGGACGACGCTCCGCTGACCCGCCTTGAACATGATGTCGGCGAGGTCATCGCTCGCGCGGGGGCGAGGCTCGGGGAACTGCTTGTCGAGGAATTCGAGGAAGGCCTCCGCCGTCCGGGGGAACGGCTGCGATTGGGAAATCGCCTTGGGTTGGTGACGCATCAGGCTCCGAAGAACGTACCCAGAGCGGTGGCGATGGAGACGCCAGCGGCCGCGATGGTATCGACCAGTTCCGGGCTCAGGCTCACGCCGACTGCGGCTGCGATGGCGGCGGCGCCGACCCAAACGGCACGGTTCTTCAGGAAGCCGATGATGACTTTGATTACGGGATTCATGGTGATGGTTCTTTCTCCCGCTATCGAGCGGGGCGAGCCCTTGGGGCTTTGACAGGAGCGACCTTCACCAGCCCCGCGTTGGGCAGGAGGTGGTCGATGTTGTGATCGTCGGGGAGTCCGGCCTTGGCGCGGATCGCGTCGGCGAGGGCGCCGCGCATCGTGGTGCTGGTGACGACACGTTCGTCACGCCACGTTTTCGGATAGCGAGACCGCTTCATTGGGTGGCCTCGGCGATGGCCCACCACGCGCGGGCGTCGAACGACGGACAAGCCTTCATCCATTCGTTCGGGGTGATCTTTCCGTCCCGGTTCAAGTCCGGGCTCAGGTCGCGGTGACCGAGCACTTCGGCGCTGGGGTACATGGCCTTTAGGTCGCGAACGACCTTGGACAGCGAGGCGAACTGTTCCGGGGTGAAGTTGTTCTCGGGGGTCTTTCCGTCAGCGGCGACGCCACCGACCATGCAGACGCCGACCGAGATGGCGTTGTAGCCGACCACATGTGCGCCGGGCTCGTCGAGCGGGCGCCCGTTCTCCACCTTGCCGTTGCGGCGGATGATGCGGTGATAGCCGCAAGAGGCCCAGCCCTTGGCGCGATGCCAGCCGTCGATTTCCTTGAAGCCAATGTCAGCCTTGGGGCCGGTCGCCGAGCAATGGATGACGATGAACTTGGTGGTGTTGCGTTTCTTGACGACGGCCATGGGGCTCCTTTTCGGTCAGTTGGCGTAGGTGATTTTGAGCTTGATGCCGGTGCGCTCGCCTTCGGCGGCCCAGCGTTTCGACGCCTTGGTGGCGTTGACCTGACAGTCGTCCTTCCACAGCGTGGCGGACTCGGTGGCCGCGTCGAGCAAGCTCTTGAGGTAGTTGTCCAAGTCGGGCTTGGGGAACGGGAGCTTCGTGGTCTTCGGCGACAGGCAGACGAACTCTGCGGTGACCGCGACAGGAGCTTCGAACCGTTCGGGATCGACAGGACCGAGGGTCGTGCGAATCGCCGCTGCGACTTCATCCTTCCAGTCCACATACTCGGGCGGCATGTAGATGTTCGCGAACCGCCCGTTGACCCGCGCGCGGGGGCGAGGGGACGGCATGGGATCGCAGGGGATGAACAGGGTGACGGCGGCCTTCGCCGTCACCGGGGTCTCCGAGCTACCTCCTGCTCCACGAAGTCTCGGATGGCTTGGACGTGGTAGGTGTAGGGGGCTTCAGCGTCGGCGAGCATGCGCTTCGCGCGCTCGTATTCCTCGGCGGGATCAAGCCCAAGCACCTCCATGTAGACGGCGAAGGTGAGGGCGAGCGCACGCACCTGATCGGCGGGATCAACGTGCTGGATACGGTCGAGAAGGAGGAAGGCCGGTTCCCGCAGGACGGCCACCGTCGAGGCGGTCTTCACGCGGTCGGCCACACTGGAAAAGGGTGGCATTCATGGGGGAGGAAAGAGGGGATAGGGTTCGAAGAGACGCTCTTTCCTATACCGCGCCTTTTTGTGCGTTAGCCCACATTTCAAGAGAAGACGTACTCGGCGTTGAGCACCGAGCGGATGTCGAAATCTCCGAACGGGGGAAGCGGCGGGAGCTTCTCCGCGAACTCGGGGGGAAGCTGGTCGATGAGTTCGTCACGGAAGCGGGCGAGCACGTCAGGTTCGTACTGATCCACGAAGGTTTCCCGCAGGACGATGGAGAGGGTCGCCGCGTCCGCCGCATGGGTTCCGAATGAGTCATGCACTACGGCGAGCGCGTAGACGCCACGCTCCCAGCAGCGGTTCGCCACTGACATGAGGTGCGATGCGTCGAGACTATGGACGAAGTTCGGCGCGATCCCGTTCACCTGCGCCATGGTGTTGAGGGTCTTCCCGTCGTTGGGCGTAATGACAAGCTCCACCCGGCGGCCTTTGAGATAGACCTTGGCCCGCTGCTCTGACTTGCCTCGGTACATCTGAAGGACCGGCAGGCCAGAGGGCGTGGTCCACCAGATGGGGCGGCCCGCCTGACAGGCGATCTTCGCCGCCTGACGCAGCCAAGCCATGGCAGCGGACGCAGCTACGACGGTATGTGAGATCGAGTCATAGAGGGCGTAGGAAGCCCAATGGGCGGCGGCATAGTTGTCCGCGCCCTTCAGATGCGGCGGTCTACCAGAGTCCGCGTTCTCCGCGTCGATCTCGCGGAGGGTCTGAGACACCATGTCCTGCATCCCGAAGCGGGTCGCGGAGTAGCAGAATGTCATGCATGGACGCTTCGCCACCTTCCGATTCATCGCGCCGTAGCGCCATGGGATGGCGGACTCATCCGCAGACTGGTCGGCAAGAGCCTGAGCCTTGGCCGCCACCTCGGCATAGATGTCTTGGGGGCGATCAGATGGGGTGAGGTTGACGGCGCGAGCGCCGACCGGATCGCGAAGCATCGCGCTGAAGTGCTGAAGGCCGGAGTTCGAACCGTCGAGCGCGACCGGAACATGCGAGACGTACTCGGGACCTTCGCGCATGTAGCCCGCCCATTCGATGGCGGCGGCCAACGCCTGCCAAGGTTTGTCGGCGGTCGTCCAAAAACGGGAGCCATCAAGGGGTTGGTCGGCACTGTCGATCAGGGCGTTGGTGTGGTCCATCGTCCACTGGAACCGCTCCGCGAAGCTGACCTTATCGACGCCGAACAGGTTGGCGATGTGGATGGCGAGCCACCATGCGCCCGCGTCTCCGATGGGTTTGCCGTAGGCGAATTCGATTAGGGCTTTGCCGCTGTCGTCGGCCTGCGGGTGCGGGCCACCAGTCGGGATCGGATAGATGCGGCCCCGGAAGTCCAATTCGTGCGGGAAGTAGATCGCCTCTTCCGGCTCAAACTTCGCGGCGATCCATAGCCGTTGCGCCATGGCGAGGCGTTTCGACAAAGCCATGGCGTTGGCTTCGTGGACGTTGGCCGCTTCACGTTTCCATGCCCGCTTCGCCGCCTCGTTGGTGTCCATGTCGTGGGGCAAAGGCGGGAGCGGGAGATCGTCGCGACGGGGCAGGCCGCCAAGCGATCCGCCGCCGTCCCAGACTTCGCGCATGACCGCGAGGATGGTGGAATTGATCCGCCAAGGCGTCTCCTGCACGGCGTTCACCGCCGCGTACACCTCCGGCATTTCGACGTGGCGAAGCTCGGAGTGGTAGTTCGGATTCCATTGCTTCACGAGACGCAGGCCGGGGCGTTTGGTCAGATATCCGCCCCAGAACGGGGTGCGCCACCGGCGGGGGCGGATCACCATCGGCATGTGGATGGGTTCGAGAAGCTCGCAACGGGCGTGCTGGCGGTCGAACCAATGTTGAGCCGCTTCGGTCGGGCGGATGACGTACAGCGCACGGCGGCGGTGCGGGGTAAGTTCGATCCGAAAGAGATCGGTCGCCTCGCAGAACAGTTCGATGGCCTTGGTTCCGGTTTGAACTCGGAGCTTGAGCGGCGCGTCGATGGCCGCACCTTCCTTCGCCATGATGTTGCGCGTCTGATCTCGACGGCGGCGGCTCGAAGACTTCCGCTTCTGGGATTTCAGCAGCCCATGGAAGCCGGAGCGATTGCGCTCTCGAAGATTGGCCATCTCGATATGGTCGATCAGGGCGTCAGCCACGGCGACGGCAGTCTTGGTGAGGGGCAGGCGGGAAGCGGCGGCGTTCACCACCACGCGGCCCGTAAGGTACGCGGCCTCTTCGGCGCCGATCTGCGACAGGATTTCGTAGGCGGCGGCCTTGGCTCCGGCTCCACCGCTGGCGATGCGATCTACAAACTCGCGGATGGCTTGGGCGGTGGGCTCGACAGCCAGCTTCAGGAGTTGTCGCCCCGGAGGAAGGTCGGCTTCCTCATTAGGTTTCGCCGTCGCCGTGCGCCACGGCAACGGACGCGACGACTGATAGCGAGAGGCGCCCAAGGCGCGGCTATCGGCTTCGATTTCCAATTGACGCGCGATGCGCTCGCGCAGCGTTTCGTTCTCGATCTCCACGGCAGTTTCCCCAAACCCTGTCTCGTATTTAGGCGGGGAGCCGGGAGGTTATGCCCGGTTAGAATCGGGCGTGGGCTTGGCGAAGTGTTCTTCGGATGTTCTCATTAGGGGGTGGCGAAACCGGTCCCCCATTTCAGTGACTTCCGAGCGCAACTCCCGCTGATCGAACACCCTGCCGAGATGATGCGAATGGCCTGCACACAGTGCGAACGGAAGGGAACGGTGAGCCGGGCGCGCATGGTCGAGCAATGGGGGCCGCAGATTGGCCTTGTCGATCTGCTACAGGTGATCGCGCAGGACTGCCCTAAGCAGAACCCAGACTGGCAGGGCGTCCGGCGATGCGGCGTGTATTACGTCGATCTGAAGGAACGCGGAGGGCGAGCCCCTTGAAGCCGTTGCAAATCCCGAAGATTTCCCATTTGTCTGGCTTGTAATCATAAGCTTGTGCTGCGGGACGCCGTTCGAGTACGACCTCGGCGCCGGCGTGCGCTGCGCCGATTGCATGGCCAGGCCGCGCGCCTTCGACCGCGGGCGGGCGGCGTGTCTCTACGACGAGGCCTCGCGCGGGCCGATCCTGCAGCTCAAGCACGCCGACCGCACGGACCTGGCGCCGCTGATGGCGCGCTGGATCAGCCGGTCGGCGCGGGACCTGCTGGAGGAAGCTGACGCCATAGCTCCAGTGCCGCTGCATCCCTCGCGCCTGCTGGGACGGCGGTTCAACCAGGCGGCGGAGATCGCCCGGCCCCTCGCCCGGATGTGGGAGAAGCCCTATCTGGCCGACGCGGTGGTGCGGCGGCGCGACACCGGCAGCCAGGGCGGCAAGTCCGCGGGCGGGCGGCGGCGCAATGTGGCGGCGGCCTTCGAGGTCCCGCCGGCGCGGCGCGCCCAGGTCGAGGGACGGGCGGTGCTGCTGGTCGATGACGTCATGACCACGGGCGCCACTTTGGAAGGCTGCGCGCGCGCTTTGAAGGCTGCCGGCGCCGTGCGCGTGGATGTCGCAGTCGTCGCAAGGGTTAAAGAAGCGGCAAATCGCGCCATATAGAAGCGACCTGTCCCACCCGTACCAGATGAGCCATGGCCGACGTCACCATCTATACGAAGCCCTATTGCCCCTACTGCATCCGCGCCGTTTCGCTGCTGGAGAAGAAGGGCGTGGAATTCAACGAGATCGAGGCCGCCTTCGACCCCGAGAAGCGCCAGGAGATGATCCAGCGCTCGAACGGCCGGGCGACC